CGAACACTTACGAAATATTCCAAGAAGGATCAGAAGTCGTTCACGTACATCCCGACTTTAAAAAGTACAAAGGAAAGTTGGATCTCATATTTACCTCCCCGCCGTATTTTAATAGAGAGGCGTACAGTGAGGACGAGAACCAGTCATATAAGAAATTCGGATCATCATACGACTCATGGCGCCACGGGTTCTTAGCACCCACGTTAGAAACATGTGCAAAGTATTTAAAGCCCGGAAGATTTTTGTTATGGAATGTGGCAGATGTTTTAGTGAGTGGAAAATATCTACCAATAGAGCAAGACAGTATTGACATCTTGGAATCATTTGGTATGGTATACAAGTACAAGTTGAAGATGGGACTGGAAGGAATGCCGGGACAAAATAGAGTGGGCGAAGATGGAAAACCCAAATGTAAGAATTTCTGTCAAGTTGATGATAAATATTTAAAATACGAACCAGTTTTCGTATTCTGGAAACCAAAAAAATGAAATGTTTAGTTACAGGCGGCGCAGGTTATATTGGATCTCATGTTTCTCTTCGGTTAACAGAACAAGAACATGATGTAGACATTATCGACAATCTTTCAACTGGATGCACAGAAGCAATAGATTGCCTAACCAAGAATGGATGGGAAGGTAAATTTCTTGAATCTAATATTGGTGACATTCGTAAGGTGAGCAATTTTATACAATCTCAATCTTATGATGTGTGTTTGCATTTTGCTGGACATATATCCGTAGGCGAATCTGTTCGAAAACCAATAATGTATTTTGAAAATAATGTAGCACAGTTTCCCAAGTTTCTTTCGTCTTTATTATTTCATGGCGTAAATAATTTCATATTTTCAAGTAGTGCAGGAATATATGGAAAACAAAAAACTAACAAACTCATCAATGAGGACGATATGATAAATCCTCCAAGTCCATACGGATTAACTAAATTGATGGTGGAAGAAATGTTAAATTCGTGTATCGATGCCTATCCAGATTTTAAATTCACATGTCTACGATATTTCAATGTTGCAGGAAACAACATCGAAGGAAAAATTGGAGATTTCCAATTCGACAAGAAAGAAAACATAATCCCAATGTGCCTTTCGGCTGTAGCAGGAATAAAACCAAATATCAAAATAAATGGCACAGACTACAATACAAAAGATGGAACATGCATTAGGGACTATATTCATATTGACGATTTGGCAAATGCACATGTGTTGATGCTAGACAAACTCAATAATAAATCATATAATGTGGGAAATGGTGTTGGGTATTCAGTAAAGGAAATTATAGATTCTTGTTTAAGAGTGTCTGGAAAATCGCCGGATATAATTGAGGGCCAACGGCGTCCAGGCGACCCAGAATATTTATGTGCTGATTCTTCTGCCTTTAAAAAGGCAACAGGGTGGAATCCTAAAATTATAGATATAGACGACATAACAAGATCTGCTTGGAGTTGGATAAAAAATGTCAGAAAAATTCCTTGATTGTTGAATGATTTAGAGTATAATTATCGTATGGATAAAAAAGAAAATAAGTTCAATAGTGGAATTTCTTCTAATTCAACCCTATCGTATGAAAAATATTTAAACGAGGCCTTGGCGATCCTCCACAAAAATTTATCAACACGGGTTTATAAATTGGCTCCCAAAAACGATTACCCCATATTTGAACGAGGAAAAGATTTACGAGTTCGAATATATTGGAAAAAAGAATCAAAGTATGAATTTATAGTTGAACGCTCATTTTGGTTTCCTTCGAACACAAATAAAGAAGATCGAAAACATATGAGAATGTGGGCAGATCATAAACTTAGCATGGTAAAAAATGCTATGGTAAAAATATCGGCCAAATAAAAAAGAAAATGATTTTAATAGACAACAACCAACTAATTATATCAAATATTTTTATTGCAATGAAACATTCTGATATAGAAGATAAAAACACATTGCGGCATTTGATTGTGAACACATATAGATTTTATAATCAAAAATTCAAAAAAGAATATGGTGATATGATAATCTGCCATGATTCTGCTCATTGCTGGCGTAAAGATATTTTTGAACAATATAAGTCCAACAGGAAATCTGCAAAGTCAAAGTCCCCTCACGATTGGAATAAAATTTTTGATACAATGACTTCTATTCGAAATGAAATAGAAGAAAATTTTCCATGGAAAAATGTATCAGTAGAAAGAACAGAGGCCGATGATATCATTGCCGTTATTGTGGAGAATTCGTCCCCAATGGAATCTGTTCTTATTATATCTTCAGACAAAGATTTTCAACAACTACAGAAATACTCCAATGTTAAGCAATGGAGTCCCCTGAAGAAAGATTTCTTGATATGTGAAGACCCAAAGGAGTTATTGTTGGAACACATTATTAAGGGAGATTCGTCTGATGGTATCCCTAATATTTTGTCAGACGGTGATACTTTTGTTTGTGAAGACAAAAGACAAAAACCATGTGGAAAGAAAAAAATAGAAGTGTGGAAAACTGTTTATAAAATGGGCGAACTTCACGACCATGTAATTCAATCAAATTGGGTTCGCAATGAAACCATGATTGATTTTGATAAAATTCCCAAGGACATAAAAGAAAACATATTAAAAGAATATAATAAAGAACACAAACCAAACAAGGGAAAGATTTTTCCCTACTTGGTGGAAAATGGATTATCAAAACTAATAGAGGTAGCAGAAGAACTGTATTGAAAAGGGGTAAATTTAAAGTGGGACGGTCATGAAAAAAAAAGATAAAAAGGATAAAAAAGGAAACAAAATAAACGACGCAGAAGACTATTACGACATTCGTAAGAATATGTCTAAGTCTAAGTCGTTTAAATCTAAAAGAAAAAAGGATAAAAAATATCTTTCGGATATGTTGGGGGGAAACATTGACCCGGAAGATTATTACGATTATAATGATATACATTAAACCCAAGGAGAATATATTATGGGAATGACAACAAGTGCGATAGGGACTAATAGAAATAACACAAACACAAGTAATAATAAAATTACAAACCAAACACTAGAAATTTTAAAGAATTTCTCTTCAATCAATTCTAACATTCTTGTAAAAGAAGGAAATGTTCTGAAAACAATATCTCCTGTAAAAAATGTTATGGCAGAAGCAACTGTATCAGAAACGTTCGAACAAGAATTTGGTATTTGGGATTTAAATAAATTTTTAGGAACTGTTTCTCTTTTCGACGATCCTGAGTTCGATTTCGATGAAAAGTTTGTTACCATTTCTTCCCAGAAGAATAATTCTTCCGTTAAGTATTATTACTCTGAACCACTACTTCTTACCACCGTTAATAAAGAAATCAAAATGCCAGAGCCGGTTGTCAGTTGTACAATTACAGAAAAAACTTTCAGCGATATTACAAAGGCTGCATCCGTTTTGCAAATAAATGATATTGCAATTCGATCAAATAATGGCACATTAGAACTTGTTGCGCTCGATAAAAAGGATTCTACCAGCAACAGTTACTCTATCAATCTTGGTGATTTGCCCTCTGATGACAATAATTTTGCTTTCTATTTTAAAGCAGAAAATCTTAAAATGTTGCCCGGCGACTACGATGTACATATTACCGAAAAGGTTGTAAGTCAGTTTACAAATATAAATCGAAGTTTGAATTATTGGGTTGCATTAGAATCAGATTCTTATTATAATGGATGACACATGAAAACATTAGTAACTGGTGGAAATGGATTAGTTGGTTCTGCTATAAATTCAGAATTTAAACCACTAAGACGAAATCTTAATTTAATGAACCTTCGTGAAATCGTTCGATATATTACAATGAATAATATAGATTCCATTATTCATTGCGCTGCGAAGGTTGGTGGTATCAAAGCCAACTCGGAACATCTTGGGGAATTCTACTACGAGAACATGGTAATGAACACCAACGTTCTTGAAGCAGCGAGGGTTGCAGGTGTAAAGAAGGTTGTGTCATTTTTATCAACTTGTGTGTTTCCAGACGATGCAATTTATCCACTCACTCCATGTCAGATTCATCTTGGAGAACCCCATCCCTCTAATTATGCATATGCTTATGCGAAGAGGATGTTAGAGGTCCAGAGCAGAGCATATCGGGACCAGTACGGTTGCAACTTTGTCACTGTAATCCCCTGTAACATTTACGGCCCACATGATAATTTTAATCTTGAAAGTGGGCATGTGATTCCCTCTTTAATTCATAAGTGTTATTTAGCAAAACAGAATAATACAGATTTTGAAATATGGGGGACAGGAAAACCTTATCGTGAATTCATTTACTCAAAGGATGTTGGTAATATTACACAATGGGTGTTGGGGAATTATGATGATTCAGAACCACTGATCATATCTCCCGACGAAGAAATAAGTATTGATGTTATTGCACAAGAGATAGCACATAGGATGGGGTTTGAAGGAAATGTTGTGTATAATGGTAAAATGGATGGTCAACTCAAGAAACCATCAAACAATATGACACTTAAACATTTTCTTCCAGATTATAAATTTGTTCCCATTGAAGAAGGTCTACAAAAGAGTATAGATTGGTTTGTTGAAAATTATGAGGATGCACGAAAATGAGTAAAATTTGGGAGTATGACGATAATAAAGTTGGTGGTGAGTTGTGGAAAAAGGAACGAGGTATTATCAAAAAGGCATTAATTACAGGTATCAACGGACAGGATGGTTCTTATCTCGCGGAGTTTCTTTTGGAGAAGGGATACGAGGTTCATGGTATTCTCAAGAGAAATTCAGTAGCAGAGAATCAGACAGCAAGACTTGATTCTGTGTTTGATAAATTGCATTTATATTATGGTGATCTAACAGACTTATCCTCTCTTATCGACATTCTTCAAAAGGTCTATCCAGATGAAGTTTATAATCTTGCATCGCAGTCTCATGTTCGTATCAGTTTTGATATTCCAATTTATACTGCTACTGCTACGGGACTTGGCGTTTTGAATGTTATTGAAGCATGTCGCCTTGTTTGTCCAGATGCTAAAATTTATCAAGCATCTTCTTCTGAAATGTTTGGTAATTGTATTGATGATGATGGGTTTCAAAGAGAAACTACACCGATGCGTCCTGTGAGTCCTTATGGATGTGCGAAGGTATTCGCATATAATATTGCAAGAAACTACCGACATTCGTACAACATGTTTATTTCAAATGGAATTTTATTCAACCACGAATCGCCCAGGCGGGGCTCTAACTTTGTAACAAGCAAAGTAGTCAAAGGCGCATGTGCAATTAAGATGGGCAAACAAAAAGAATTGGCATTAGGTAACTTAGATGCAAGTAGAGATTGGGGACACGCAAAGGATTATGTTGAAGCAATGTGGATGATTTTACAACACGATACCCCCGATGATTATACTTGTGCCACTGGAGTATCACACACTGTTCGAGACTTATGTGATTACACATTTAAAATTCTTGGTTTAAATTATGAAGATTATGTTGTTCTTGATGAAAAATATCTTCGTCCAGAGGAATTAAAAAATCTGAAGGGGGACGCCACAAAACTTCGTAGAGAACTTGGATGGGAACTGAAAAATTCTTTTGAGTCAATGCTCAATGAAATGATTGAAGTTGAACTGCGGAGCAATTATAATATGTCTCTGGAGGATAGTATATGAATTCATCAAAAGAATATCTTTGGGTAGAAAAATATCGACCAAGTATAATTAAAGATTGCATCTTACCCAAAGACATTAAAAACACTTTTCAAGGCATTGTTAGTTCTGGCGAACTACAAAACCTTCTTCTTTCTGGAGGAGCAGGGTGTGGTAAAACTACCATTGCAAAGGCATTGTGTAATGAATTAGAATCTGATTGGATTATCATTAACTGTTCAGAAGATGGCAATATTGACACTCTTAGAACTAAGATTCGAAACTTTGCAAGCAGCGTTTCAATTTCAGGAGGAAGCAAAGTAGTTATTCTTGATGAGTTTGATTATGCAAATGCACAAAGTATGCAACCTGCTCTTCGCGGATTCATCGAGGAATTTGCCAACAACTGTAGATTTATTCTTACTTGCAATTTTAAGAATCGAATAATTGAACCGTTACATTCACGATGTACTAATATTGAATTCCGAATTCCCAATGCAGAAAAACCAAAGATGGCAACTGGGTTCCTTAAAAGAATCGAATACATCTTAGAGTCTGAAGAAATTGATTACGAGAAGAAGGTTCTTGTTCAATTGGTGATGAGACACTTTCCAGATTTTCGCAGAGTTATAAATGAACTTCAGCGATATTCGGTTGCAGGAACAATTGATATTGGAATCCTATCAAGAGTAGGAAGCATAAAAATTAATGAATTGGTTTCTGCAATGAAAACAAAAAATTTCACAAATGTTCGAAAATGGGTTGTTGAAAATTTAGATAATGACCAAACCAGAATCTTCAGAAAAATTTATAATGGATTATATGAAACAATGGAACCTCAAAGCATTCCAAGAGCAATTCTTGTTCTTGCGGATTATCAATACAAGTCTGCATTTGTAGCAGACCAAGAAATCAACTTGACTGCATGTTTAACAGAAATTATGGTGGAGTGCGAATTAAAATGAAGGGATTTAAACCTTACGGCGATTGTGTTGTGATTGAATTGTGTGAAATCAAAACCACAACAGAAGCGGGTATCATTTACGAATCAAAGAAGAGCATACCTTGGATAAAGGGCAGGGTTCTTTCTATTGGCCAGGGCATAAAGGACGAAAAGGGAAATATATTCCCGGCAGAATTTAAAGTAGATGACTATGTAATATTCGACAAAAGAAATGGCGTAGAATCCTATGAGGGATTAGTGGTGGTGAAAATTCAATCGATTGTTGCAATAGTCGATAAAGATACAGAGATATCGGGATGAAACTTGGGGAGTACTTAAAGGCAATTAACAACACCAAAAGTCCTCTTATGGATTCTGAAGACCATTTTATAGAAAAGGACTATGTTCCATTTGTTATAAACAGATGTTTATCTTTTTTCCCAGACACAATTCTACAAACAAACGAGATGAACATTCGATGTCAGGCTGATAAGAAAATGCAATTCGATTTCCTCCGTGGAACTATTCGAAAAGGTAATAGATACAGTCCTTGGTTGAAAGAAACACTCCCAGATGATATTAATGCGATTAAAGAATATTTTAACTTCAGTAACAGAAAGGCTAAAGAGGCAATAGAAATACTTACCGAAGAACAAATGCAACAAATTAAAAACAAACTCTCAAAGGGCGGAAAGATATAAATACATTTAAACCCTAAGTGCCAATTATATCAAAGGAAAGTGAGCATGGAGAGAATAAACTTAAGCATAAGTGATTTGGTCGAAATAGAACTATTTGAAGACGATGATTTCTTGAAAATAAAAGAAACATTGACACGAATAGGAATATCGTCCAGAAAAGAAAAGAAGTTATATCAATCTTGCCACATTTTACACAAACGAGGCAAGTATTATGTTGTACACTTTAAAGAGTTGTTTGCTCTTGATGGTTTGCCAACAAATTTAGATGAAAAAGATATTGCCCGGAGAAATACTATTGCCAACTTATTAGAAGAATGGGAACTGTGTGACATTGTTGATCCAGAACAAACAGAAGATCCTGTTTTGAGCATTAAACAATTAAAAATATTATCGCACGCAGAAAAAAAGGAATGGGAACTTTGTCCTAAATATCATATAGGAAAGAAAAAATAACGGAGTTGTTTGTAATGGAAATTGATATTCGTAATGTAAAGTGCTGTTGGATCAATTTAGACAGTGCAGTAGAAAATGCAGAGAAAATGGTAAACCAATTTGATGAAATTGGGATTAAAAACCATAAGAGATTATCCGCTAGACAAATTGAACCACCTGTAGGAACACCGCAAACAATTTACCATTATGTTGGTTGCGCTCAATCTCACATTGACATATTGGAAAATGAAAAGGATGTTCCCCTTCTAATATTAGAAGACGATGCAAAATATATACCCGAATGGTATAACCCAATACTTGACAATGTACCAGAAAATGCAGATGCTGTATATTTAGGCGTATCTCATGGAGATGGAAGTTATTTCGCACAAGACATAGGACACAATTTAGCAAAAATTAAGGGGGTATATGCAACACATGCAATTTTATATTTAAGTGAAAAATATAAAAAAGCAGTCATTGACATTGCTAAAGAATTTGTGTATAATAAGCACACCCCATTCGATTTGGGATGTGCTACAATACAAGGCAATTATAATGTTTATACACCCCATTTACCACATTTCTATCAAGCAGATGAGAGAAGCAGTGCAAACAAATGGGAAAATTTAACACGCAGTCCACTAAGAATGTTGGCACAAGGAGCAGGCATTTTAGGACCAGGATATGGTTCAGGGCCACAAGGAGTTTAATTTATGTTATGTTTTCCAAGATTAGGTGATTATGGTAGATTAGGAAACGCTATGTTTCAATATGCTGCATTGTTGGGCATTGCAAACAAGCATGGATATGTTCCAAAATATGATTATGAAAAAATTGGATCTATGTCAACCCTACACAACCATTTTAATATAGCAAAAGCAGAAAATATGCCTCATTGGAAGCAAATTCATTCGATAAAAAGAATATGGAAAGAGCCGACTTTTCATTTTTGCGAGAATTCTTTTGAAAAATTAAAAGAGGACGAAGAAGTAGAATCCGAAACTTCAACAACCAGAAGAATAGTAGACAACAGTGGTCTGAATGGTTATTTTCAAACTGAAAAATATTTCAAACACATTGAAGATGATATTCGTTCAGAATTTAAATTTTCAAAGGAAGTTGAAAGTGATTGTGACTCTAAAATAAAACAAATAAAAAGTTCTACTAACGACGCAAATATAATTTCTATTCACGTTAGGCTTGGTGATTATAAATTATTAGAACACGTTTATGTTTCCCTCATTAAAACACCGTACTATAAATTAGCCATAAATCATTTTGAAAATGAATTAAAGGACGATACAGTTTTTCTTATATTCTCAGATGAAATTGAAACATGTAAACAATTGTTTATGGGTGGTAATTGTATATTTGCAGAAGGAGGAACAGAAGCAGAAGATATGTGTTTGATGTCAAAATGTGATCATAATATTATTGCCAATAGTTCTTTTAGTTGGTGGAGTGCATGGTTAAACGAAAACGAAAACAAACAAGTAATTGCCCCCAAGGTTTGGTTTACTCCTAATCAAAAAGACCAAAAAGACACCAAAGACCTTTATTGTAAAAATTGGACAGTAATTTAAAGGATTGCCTAATGCATTTTAATAAAATACTCATTTTAGGTTCAACATATTTAACTCAACTGATTGTAAATAAGTTACAACAATCAAAATATGAGTTGGTTGGTTATGTAGAAAGCAGTAGATCTGCCGTTTCTGGAAACATAAACCTACCTATTGTTGACTTGGATGTTGAATATGATATTGCTTTAAGTTTACAATACGACAAGTTGGTAGAAAACCCAAGAAACATCTTTAATCTTCATACTGGTCTTTTACCCGAATATGGTGGTTTAGATATTTTAAGAAACACTTTAAAAAATAATGATTATGAACAAGGCATGACGTTTCATAAAATGGGAACAGAATATGATCATGGCCCAATAGTAAGTAAAATAACCTATCCCGTTTTTGAAAATGACACAATTCATAATTTGTATATCAGGCAGTGTTCCATTGCTCCTAATTTTATTATGTCTTGTTTGAAACTTTTGGAATCAATGAACGAAGAAGAGATAGATATGTGTTTTTTATCAAAACCAAAACTTTATAAAAGAAAATATGATGCCTCCCCGATAAAACTTTCGAAAGAAAATATTTGTTTTTTGGAGTCTAAAGTATGAAAAAAACTATTTTAGTTACTGGTGGATGTGGATTTATTGGACACCATGTTGTTGAACATCTTTTAAGAAAAACAAATTATAATATTGTCGTTATCGATAAATTAAGTTACGCTAGTATGGGACTTCAAAGATTGCGTTCTTTTGGTGCGTTAGAGAACCCCAGAGTAAAAGTATTTACGGCAGACATTACAAATCCAATAACAGAGGGCCTCGCAAAAGAAATGTCCGATGTTAATATTATCATTCATATGGCTGCCGAATCCCATGTTGATAATAGCATTACAAATCCTAGAGAATTCTTTAAAAATAATATTGACGGAACGGTAGAAATGCTAGAGTATGCAAGAACTTTACCAAATCTTGAAATGTTCTTCTACTTTAGCACTGATGAAGTATACGGTTCAGCACCACTTGATGTTGCTTATGGTGAATGGGATAGACACAAACCAACCAATCCATATTCAGCAAGTAAGTCTGCCGCCGAACAAATTTGTATTTCATATGAGAACACATATAAACTGCCTCTCATGAGCATTAATGTTATGAATGCTTTTGGTGAGAGACAACATGTAGAAAAGTATATTCCACTCGTAATTAAAAAAATTATGAATGACGAAACAGTAATGATTCATTCATATCCAGACAAGAAAAGAGCAGGTAGCCGTTTCTATATTCATGCTCGTAATATTGCTGCCGCTGTTTTGTTCCTTCTTGAAAAAGGAGAAGTGGGAGAAAAGTACAATGTGGTTGGTGAGAAAGAAGTAGACAATTTAGAAATTGCTAAATTCATTGCAGATGTTATGGACAAACCACTCAAATATGAAATGGTAGATTTTCATAGTGACCGGCCGGGACACGACCTTCGATATAGTTTGAGTGGAGAGAAGATGAAATCTATGGGTTGGGAATTGCCTGTAAACTTTAAAGATTCTATGCGTGAAACTATATTGTGGACTTTAGAACATCCTGAATGGTTGAAAACATTATAAACATTATGATATCATTATTTAAAATTCATCACCCAAAGGGTATTGGTAAAAAAATAGAAGAAGTATTTGAGAGTGGATTCATTACTGAAGGAGAGCATTCTGATAAATTTGAATCAGAGTTCCAAAAGTTTATGGATTCTCAAACAGTCTTATTAACAAACAGTGGGACTTCTTCTTTATCTCTTGCATATCATTTAGCAGATGTTCAGCCTGGCGATGAAGTAATATCATCTCCTATGACTTGCATGGCAACTAATGAACCTATAATTCATAGAGGTGCTAAGATTGTTTGGGCAGATATTGACCCAAGAACAGGAAACATTTGTCCCAAGGATGTTGTTAATAAGATTACCGATAAAACTAAAGCAATTGTTGGTGTTCATTGGGCGGGACAACCTTTTGATGTTGATGCTCTTATGGATATCGGAAACATTCCCATAATTGAAGATGCCGCTCATGCTATTGGTGCAAAGTATAAAGGTAAACCTGTGGGAACTGTGGGTGACTATGGTTGTTTTTCGTTTCAGGCAATCAAACATTTAACAACAGTAGATGGTGGTGCTTTGTATTGTAGAGACAAATCTCAATACGAAAGAGGAAAGAAATTAAGATGGTTTGGTCTTGATAGAAAATACCAAGGCCCAAAATGGGAACAAGATATACCCGAATGTGGATATAAATTTCACATGAATAACATAAATGCTGTTATTGGGTTGGAACAATTAAAATACATCGATGTCATTGTTCAGTCTCATAAAGACAATTGCAAGTTCTATGATGAAAATATTTCAAATGACAAAGTAGGAATATTAGATAGACCCGAATGGGCAGAAACATCTTCATGGATATATTCCTTGTTGGCAGATGACATCGAAGAGTTTAAGGCACATATGAACAAACACAATATTGCCTGTGAGCAGGTTCATATGAGGAATGATACTTATTCTGCATTTAAAGAATTCGACCAACATTCATTACCAGGCGTAGATGAGTTTACAAAACACATGATAAATATTCCTGTAGGTTGGTGGTTAACAGAAAAAGATAAAACTAAAATTGTAGAGTGTATAAACAATTATTGAGAATTATATAATGAAAACAAAAGAAAAATATAAGCCTTGTGTATTAGTGAATCCCGCATATAGTCCGGGATTAGATGAGTCATTGTTCCCAGAATATAACCGTCCTGTTTTTGTTTGCATAAAAGATTTACCTACACAGCAACTTCCAGATTCTTCGTATAATGTATATGTTGATTGTACAGAACCTTCTGTCTGGTGTGAACCCCTATCAAATGTAAAAGAAAGAAATGATTTAGATTTAATATTGACTGCACGACCAGAACTACTGGATGGTGTTGGTTGCAAGTCTGTTCTGTTTCCGTTCGGTTCGTGTTGGATAAAAAATCTAAACAAGAAAGAATTCGGAGTATCTTTTTTAATTACTTCACCAAAAGGTATGGATGGATATGATATACGACATCGTTTGTGGGCAGAAAAAGATAGAATAACAATTCCAAAATATTTTTATAACAGTTCAAGAAGACCTTTAAACGACAATGCACCAAAAATTGGAGAGTCAAAAGAAAAATTATTTGATGTAATGTTTAGTGTGTGTATTGAAAATACAAGAGAGCCATATTATTTTTCCGAGAAGTTAATCGATGCTCTACAGTCAAAGACAGTTCCAATTTATTATGGGGCAAGTTGCGTTGGAGAGTTTTTTGACACCGATGGAATAATCATAGTAAACAACGAACAGGAAATAATAGATGTTTGTAATTCCTTAACTGCCGAAGATTATAAAAAAAGAAAAGATGCAATATCCAAAAACTATGAAACATCCAAACAATTCTCTGGTAATTTTCCAGAGAGATTATTTAATGAAATTAAAAAACATATCGAGGTGGAATAATGAAAGTATCTATTTGTATACCAACTCATGAAATGAATGGTAAAGGTGTTGTGTACTTAGAACACCTATTTAATACTATTAATCAACAAACATATTCAGATATTGAAGTTATTGTTTCCGACCAAAGCACAGATGACAATATAAAAAATCTCTGCGAGAAATGGAAAAACGATTTAGATTTAAACTATGTTTATTTTGATGGGGAAAGAAAATCAACAGTAAACATGAATAATTCTATTAGACACACAACGGGGGAAATAATAAAACCAATGATGTGTGATGATTTCTTTTACACTACCAATTGTATAGAACTTATGGTTGATGCTTTAGAAAAAAATCCTGAGAGTGGGTGGGTAGCATCAGGATTTGGCCATTTGTTCCAAGAAAGTAATACAATACAAAACTTTATGATTCCATCATATCATGATAAGATATATCTTGGAAACAATACAATGAGTTGTCCAAGCACTGTTGCGGTAAAAAGAACAGAAGAATTAATTCTCTTTGATGAAAATATATTATTTAGAATGGATTGTGAGTGGTACAAAAGGGTGGCAGATAAATTTGGGCCTCCCCTAATTATAGAACACCCTTCTGTAATAATGAGAGTTCATGCAGATTCTGTTACTACTAATATCGAATCCAACCACAAAGAAAAAGAAGAAGAATTGCAATATATCATCGAAAAAATTGAAGGTAGCGGGACATTAAATTGACCATATATAAATTGGAGATTAAATTATGAGTGATATGGCAAAACTTGGATTGTGTATGATTGTGAAAGACGAAGAACACTGCATCGAACGGTGTTTAGAATCTATTTACAAATATATTAATTATTGGGTAATATGCGATACCGGTTCTACAGACAAAACCAAAGAAGTCATTCAAAATTTCTTTGATGAGAAGAAAATCCCAGGCGAAGTTATAGACATTCCGTGGGAAGGATTTGGTGCATCAAGATCAAAAGCATTAGAACTCGCCAAAGGTAAAATGCAATATGCTTGGATGATTGATGCAGACGACAGCGTTGTTGGTACTCCAGTTGTCCCAAAAAATATGTCTGCGGATGCTTATACTTTAAAAATTAAAAGAGGTGATTTTACTTGGTATAGAAATCATATATTCAACCTTGATTGTGATTGGAAATATGAGGGTGTACTACACGAATATGCTGCTTGCGATAAAGGCAACGATCTTGTTGCTGTTAAACTTGGCGGAGATTATCATATTGAAGCAAGAACAGAAGGTGGTAGAAATGTAAATGTTACGGGACAGGAAAAATATCTCAAAGATGCAGAGGTTTTATTAGATGCTCTTACAAACGAAAAATCTCCATTTTATGAACCAAATAACATCAGGTATCTTTTTTATATTGCCCAGAGTTATTTCGATGCAGGAGAATTTGAATTATCCAAAGAATGGTATCTAAAAAGATCCCAGGCTGGTGGGTGGGAAGAAGAAGTATTCTACTCGATGTATAGAGTAGGAATATGCAATTGTATTTTAGAAAGACCATGGAACGAGATTCAAGATGCGTTTCTACAAGCGTGGAGTTATCGTCCATGTCGAGCAGAGCCACTATGGCAACTTGCAAGGTTATACCGACAAAATGGAAATCCAAGATTATCCTATCTATTCGCAAAACAAGGATTAGGATTTGAATTTCCAGAACAGGATATTTTGTTTATCGCGCATGATATTTGGGAATGGCAACTTTTAGATGAAATTGCTGCAACAGCATTTTATCTCCACAAGTTCGAAGAAGGATTAGCAGCCTGTAAAATGCTTCTTCGAAATCCAAATTTCCCAAAAGAACACCATGAAAGAACAAAGGAAAACGCTAAACATTATTGTAATGCTATCGAAGAACAAAATAAACAAAGATTAGAATTGGAAAAGAAAACAAACGAAATCAGAAAATCTGAATCTCAAATAGAAAACATTCGAACCAAATCGTACAAAAAAAGAAAGAAACAAAAGAATTAATTGTTAATCAACATAGGAAGATAGTTTTTCCTAAATATAACACAATAGGAGAAAACTTATGCCCGCAGGCGAATATGATATTCTTTCAGAACAAGGAACTACCTTTAATTTAGCGTTAACCTATCAAGATTCTTCAAATGCTGCACTTGACTTAGCATCATATACTGGAAGACTCCAAGTAAGAAGGTCGATAAGCGATACTCAGGCTTTATTGTTTCTTGTAGGTGTGACCGGATCTTCTGTAAACACAGGATCTTTAACGGGTGGTGGATTGTCAGGAGAATTTACCACAGGAACTACACAGGGACAAACAGGAACTGGCGGCATTCAACTTAATACCAGTTCCACCGGAGGAACGGGACATACTGGTGGAATATACATCATTATAGATGCTGTTACAATGGCAAATGTTCCTTCTGGCAATCATGTATATGATTTAGAAATACAAGCAGGAACGACTGTTGATAGATTGTTGCAAGGTAAATTTGAGGTAAGTGCGGAAGTCACCAGATGAGTTTCAGAGTAGTTGTAAGCCATAATAAAGAACCGAACAAAATTGTTGTAAACGACAACATTGTTCATGTTATTGTACAGTCTTCAACTACTTCTGTAAACACCAATAACGTTTTTATAGAACAACCATCGGGAGTCGGACCTGGGGGATCGGACGGTAATACTGGAGCAACTGGTGCTACCGGCAATACAGGAACAACTGGTGCTACCGGCAATACAGGAACAACTGGTGCTACCGGCAATACAGGAACAACTGGACCCACTGGACCCACTGGACCCACTGGACCCACTGGACCCACTGGACCCACAGGTACAACCGGAACCACTGGAACTACAGGTACTACCGGTACAACTGGAGCAACAGGAGCAACTGGAGCAACAGGAGCAACTGGAGCAACTGGAGCAACTGGAGCAACTGGAGCAACTGGAGCAACTGGAGCAACTGGAGCAACTGGAGCAACTGGAGCGGGATCGACAGGACATGATGGCGCAATATCATTTAGAT